CACTGGCGCAGGCGCGCTGGGCGGCGTCGGCGCACTGGAGCAGCAGCAGGGTCAGAAGAACCTCGACGTGGCGTATCAGGACTTCCTGCGTCAGCAGGGCTATCCGCAAGAGCAGATCAACAACATGATGAAGACGTTCCAAGGTGTTGCCTCCGGCGTCCCAAGCGCGACGCAAGAATACGGTATCTCGCCGTCAGGCGTCAAACAGGAGTACTCATCGACTGGGAAAGATATTGCCAGCGCGCTAACCGCTGCGGCGGGCATCGTCGGTTCGCTGAAAGGTAAGTGATCGTGGAAAATCCGCCCTTCGCGCAGTGGCAGATAGACCACCTTCGCAAAATGCGAGAAGAATTAGGCTTGCCGCAAGAGGCATCCGACGCAGAGGAAGTTACGATGGACGAAGATATGACGGGCGGCCTGCCCTCTACAGCAGGGGATGATACGACGGACGATACGGCTGGCGGCCTGTCGGTGTACAAAGACCCCAATGTCCAGAGGGCTATGACTACCTACGAAGCTCTCGCAAAGGAGCAAACGGACCGATATGGCGCGTTGGAAAAGGCTTTGGCGGAGAAGCGTTTCGCCCCATCGTTCAGCGAGCGCATGTTTCAGTTGTCGGCGGCGTTAGCCCAACCGACGACAAGGCGTGGCTTTGGCGGCATCTTGGAAAACATTACACCCGTCTTAGCGGCGCAGCAGAAGGCCCAGCGCGAAGGCGAGATCAGCCGTAAAGAGGCGCTTGAGTTGTTGGAGACGAACCGGCTCGCCCAGCGGGTGGGCCTCGCCAAGCAGGGCTTGACGACGGCGACTGCTATGGCGAAGATTGACGCAATGGCACGCAAAAGCCAAGAGCCGAAACTCGTGTTTGCCGACGGCGCTTGGCGCGTTCAGCCGGGGACAGGCGACTACCCAACTATGCCTGAGATGAACCAGTACGGAAACTATGTTATAACCGACCAAAGGCAGCTTGTTTATCTGCCGCCGAACACGCCCGTCGTGTTCCCCGGCGGAGATCCGAATGTGCCTAAATACACCAGCGCGGGCCCAACCGAGCCAACTCAGTAATTTGGAGATAAGACATGGCAACTTCCAACGAACCCGCGTGGTTTAAAAAACTCCCGTCTGCGCCTTCAAAAACCCCTGAGCAGGTGAAGAAGGGTCAGGAGATCATCAAAGGCGGCATTGACATCGTCAAAGGCGGGATCGACATTCAAACGGAACAGGCAACGGCTCCGTATAAGGGTCCGCAAGCTGAAAGCAGCTTAACCAGCTCGCAGCAGAAACTTGTCTCCGAGGCTGCCGATGTTTCAGGCAAGGAGGCCGACCGCTTCAGTAAGGCGAAGTCGGTGGAGACGTATGTCCTCGCGCTCCCCCAGTACGCCGCAGCACTGCGCACGCCGAAAGACAAAGAGGGCGACAGCGAACTGGTAATGCTGTCCGCCAAAATTCAAGACCCTTTAGGTTCCGTTAGGGAAGGCGATGAGCAGCGTTTCCAAAACCTACAATCCGCCCTTGAGCGGCTACCAAAAAAGTTTCAGGAAGAGTTCACCGGCAATGGCGGCGTCTTCACCGAAGAGACGCGTAACAACATCAGGCGCATTCTATCCAACCGCGTCCGCTCCTACAACATAGCGTATAAAACTGAGCGTGATCGCGCTATATCGCGGGTGGCGGCGACCAACAACCGTCTGAAAGCCGCAGGTCTGCCTGAGACATTTTTCATCGACCCAATCAAGGAAGTCGTGGGTCCGCATTTTGGCGAAGCCTACGTCCCTGACGTGGAGGCGTATAAGAAGACCCTCAAACCCGCCGTGGATGAAGACCGGCAGTCCTCCGTCGGCCTGTTCGATAAGCTGCCTCCGGGCGCGCAGATTTCAGGCGAAGACGTTAAGGGCTACCGCTTTACGCCTGAGCAGACGGCGCAGGCTGACGCGTACAAGATGTCGGAAGCCTTCACGCCTGAAGGATGGGCTGACATGATCACAGGCTTTGCCTCGGACAACGGCATCGTGACGCCAGAGACGGCTAAAAGTTTCCGCGATAACGCACTTTCCGTCGGGACGGACATCGCCAAAGTCAAGGCCGAGGGCGGGATGCCCGGACCGGGCTTTGACTATCGAGAGGTTGATACGTCCGCCAGTAAGAATGCCGGTCTGTTCGAGGGTGTTGCGCAGCAGTTCCGCAACCTTCCTGAAAGTGCCGCACAGCTTGCTATGGGCCTCGCGGCTATTCCAAGAGACGCGGCGTTAAGCGTACTAACTGCCGAGCGCGTGGGCCTATACAAGTCAATGCCCGATCTGGCCGCCGAGCTTATTAGGCAGGCTGGCGGCGAGCCTATGGGTGAAACCACTGCCGCCGTCGCACAAATGCTTGAGGAACGTTACGGCGGCCTAGACAACATCAAGCGCTCGGCAATCAAAGACCCTGTCGGCATCGCCAGCGACATTTCGATATTGCTCAGTGGCGGCGGAACGCTGGCAACGAAGGCATCTGGCTTTCTTAATAAGGTAGGCGAAAAAGCAGTCAAAGCTGGCCTCAATACTAACCCCCTTTCCTTAGCCGAAAGGGCTATCACCAAGGGCGTTCCAGCGGCATATTCCGCCGCCAAGAACAAAGCACCGGGTGCGATGGAAGGCGTTGAGAACATACCGTCGAACCTTGTCGGCTTTCCTTCAGGTGCTGGTGGCCCCGCCATTCGCGAGGCAACTGGCTCAGGCTTTGCACAAGGTATGGCGGGCAAACCAACACCCCGCAGCACGGCATTCACCGACAACATGCGTAATGCGGCTGGCGCAACGGAAGCCAACGTGGCAGCCGCACGTGAGGCCGTAAATCGCCTCAAGGCCGAAAACTATCAGCAGTATCTGGACAACACGGCGTCTTTGGGCATCAACCCGCAGCCTCTCGACTTTACTAAAGTCCAGAAGCGCATCGAAGATATCAAACCTGCCAACTACGACGACTATCTCAAGTTGACAGATCGTCCGACGGAACACCTTGCGTGGGAGCGCATGAAGCGTACAACGGACGAGTACGCCGCGCAGGCGGCGCAGAACCCCGACTTGCTGCTCCCCATCAATGTTGACAACTTTAAGCAGAACCTTTTCGACATTGGGTCAAAGGCGACAGGTGCGTTCGATAGCAAGGCTACTCAAATTGCCAGCACGGCTTACGACGCGGTCAAAGGCTTGATCGCGGACTTCGATCCGCTGTACGAGGCCGCCATGAAAGCGTCCCGCGAGGGTATTGAAGCTGTCAAGGAACTGGAAAGTGCCTTTAGCCTTGCGCCGGGACGTGACCGCCGCGTGAACGTAGACGCCGCGACGCGCAAACTGCAAAGCATCTGGCGCAATAACGCCAACACCAATTACGGGCAGCGGGTAAGCCTCGGCGAAACCCTCGCGAAGTACGACCCCGAAGGTATCGTCAAGGCTGGTGGCGCTGGGCAGATGCTCAGTAGCGATAGGCCACGCGCACTGCCCGGCACGATAGCTGCGGGTACTATGTTTAGCGGCGCTGCTATAAATCCTGCGGCGCTTCTTGCGTTGCCTGCGCTTGTCCCACGCGTTGTTGGCGAAGCGGCATTCGGCACGGGTCGCCTAGCGGGCACAGGTGCGCGTTACGGCAAGGATGTGTTGGACGCGGTCCGTCCCATAACAACGAAGTTCTCTGAGCTGAACAAAAAGTACCCTACGGCGGTCCCCACGATACCCCTTGCGGTGGCGCAACTTGGCGCTCGTGGGTATGACGTTGAGCGCTTGATGAACGAATATGGCATCGGCACACCAACGATGCCTGTTGGCGCGGAGCCGTCGGAGGATATCGTCGTTACCGCCACTGAGGGTTACCCAGCGCAGAACATGGCTGGCCTCGAAGCAGCCGCTGTTGCACCTGTTGCTGAAACGGCAGCAGTGATCCCAGAAAAAGGGACGATAATGTTTGAGGACAAGGCCGTTGAGTACGACCCAGAGACGGACACGTACGTCGAACTGAAAACAGGTCGTCGCGTCAAAGAGCTTGCGGAACTCAGAACGCCTCCAGCGGCTATGTACCGTGGCGGCACGGTGCAGGCGTTCCGCAACGGCGGCATGGCATCCATCGCCGATCTGGCACGACACTACGGCATGCGCCGCTAAGAGGAGTTTACGTTAATGGCTGCTGGCGACACGTTTGGGCTTGAAGTATTTGACGACGAGTTGGGTCGGTACGTGGTCGTGCCTGACCCGTCGGCAAAACCTCTTGCCGTGCGCAAGCAAAGCCCGAAGGCAACTCAGAAGCGTCGCTTTGAGGCGAAGCAGGCCGAGAGACGCCGCGCCAATGAAGCGGCAACGGCGAACGTAGATAAACTCGGCAGCGGGATCGCGTCGATACCGAGCCGCATCGTGAACTACATCAAGTCGTCAACGCCCTCAAGCGTTGGCCGTGACGTCAAAGGGCTTGCTACGGCCACGTATGAGGCAGCAACGGAAGACCCGAACGCCTTTATCGAAGACGCGATATTCTCACCCCTCGCCGCCATTCGTGACTTCGGTGACGTCCGCGAGACCGCACGCAAGCTGCGTGCGCAAGGCCGCGATGCCGAGGCTGAGAAGATGGAAGCGATGGCGGGGACCGCCATACTGTCTGCCGTGCCTATCCTCGGTCGGCCCGCAGGCGTTGCCACACGTAAAGCGATTAAGGCCGCCGAGAAGACGGCTGTTAAAAGCGCAACTAAAGCCGCACCAAAGACAGCCGCACCTAAAGCAAAACCATTAGCGGCCAAACGCCCTGCGCAGTTGGAAGGGGCCGACAGCCCGTTCATGGTGAGCACACGCCGTCCTACCGCGCCGAACTACGCAACCCAAGGCAATCCAGACGAGCAGCTTCTTATCCAGACCGGAGAAGCATTGCGCGCTGCACCTCCTGCCTTCGAAAAGAATATGGGCATGCTCGCCGAAGAGCCGTTCATGCGGGGTATGGCGGGCGCAAGTCCCGAACGGATATACGAGGAAGGCGTTCGTCGCGGCGCGGACAATCTCAAGTTCATCATGTCGGATTTGATGTCGCCAGAGAAAGTAGAAGCCGCACGGGGTTGGTACCCAACCGCGCAGATGGTATCGGCACGCGCCGCTGAACGCGCTGGGCTGCCGCCAGAAGCAGGCTACGGCGTTGCCGCTGTAACATCACCGCAAACGCCTTGGGACATCAACGTCGCCCGCGTAGACCGCATGATGGACATGTACGGCGACAGGTTTGCCACTGATCCCGCAGCCGCGCGCAAATATATCGAAGGCCGCTTGGAAACGAAAAGCCCCGGAGCTATCGCGGCGCGTGGCCCCGAATACGCAGAACGCATCGCGTCCATGCCCTACGAAGAACTGCCCGACAAGTTTGCCAAATTCGCCCGCGTTTCTTTGGCCGACGCCACGCGAAACGATCCGATAGTGCGCAAGATAGACCTTTCCGGTGAGTACGGCGATCCCTACGGCAGCATGACTTGGGGCAGTGGCGACAGTGTCAGCAAAGCTCTGGCCATCATGGATAACCCAACCATGGAAGGCATAAACGCACAACTGCTAGGCGGGGGTAAAGTTCCGTCCTTCTTCAACAATATCGCCAACCCTTACAGCGCCGCGCCAATATCGACTATCGATACGCATAGCGCAGGCGCAGCATCGTTGTTCCCCGGCGGCGGCAATGACCCTATCGTGTATCGTGCCATGGGCCTCGGCGGGGCCAAAGGCGGCCCTCCCGGTGCCGCTGATGTGGCCCGCACAGGGTCGAAGGGTTTGTACGGTCCGATTTCGGACATGCACACTCTAGCCGCCAAAGAAATGGGTTTTGATGCGCCGCGTGAAGTTCAGTCTGCCACATGGGAAGGCGTTCGCGATCTTTGGGGTCAGGAAGGCAAAACACCTGAACTAAAGAAAGCTATCGCCGACATCTGGAACAACTCAAGTTCGCCGGACGAGGCCCGTTTCCTGATTGCGGACCTACTCGGAAAACCCGTGCGCCGCATGTTCCAAGTCAAATAACGCGAAGGTCGAGGGGCAGTTGCTCCTCGGCCTCTTCGTCCCAATCTTCTGGGATGTTGCCGTCGTACATCACCCACAAATAGTTTTCGCGAGTGCGCGGCATGCCCAATTCGATAAGCACCAAATCGTAACTATCTTCGCTCAACGTCCGTCTCCCTTGGCTTCAGCCAGCAACGCGGCATAGGCAATATTATCCTCGGCGCTGTCGGCGTGATACTCGCTGCGCGTAAACAGCCGCACGAGCTTGACCTGCTGCATGAACATCCAGCCCTCGCTCTCGGTCAGGTCGCGCCCTGTGATGGCGTTGAAGGCCGTCACGATCTTGCCCATCGACCGCTCGCCCTCTGGCTCGTCGTAGGTCGACGCTCGATCGTGCATGTGCGCCGCAGCGCGGCCCAGCAGCTCGGCGGCCTTCGGCTCTGGCACCTTAGCCGCCTCCTCATGCGACTGGAAGCATTCCAGAGCCAGCGTCACCGTATCGTGTTCGATGGCGCAGGTGCTGCATATAAAGCTCTTGCTCATTTCTTTTTCCTTTTTAACGCTTCCAATAGAACCTCCTGCACGCTCTTCTTCGACGTGAGGCGGTACATAACGAGGTTGTCGACCGTGTTGCGGACGAGGATCGGGTAGATGAAGACAGGGCGATCATAGCCCGCCTGCTTCTGCCGCATCGGCCCTATGCGCTCGATGATCTGCATGTGCTCTTCTAAGTTCCAGTTGACCCCGAAGAACGCGAGGATGTTGCCGCCGTCCGCGAGGTTGAGGCCGTGTCCCGCCGACGCAGGGTGAGCGAACAGTAACCCAATTTCCCCTCGGTTCCACTGCCGGATCGTGTCAGGGTCAGTGTCCAAGACGCGGCCTTTAGGGTAACGCTTCTGTAGCCGGGCCAAGTCGTGCTTGAAATTGTAGGCCACCAGCACAGGCGCGCCGTTAGCTTCCTCAATGATACTATCCAGCGCGTCCAGCTTGGCATCATGAACCGCCTCCCAGTTTCCTTCGTCATCAATATACATCGCGCCATTGGCGAGCTGCAAGCACTTCTGCGTCCGCACAGCCGCGTTGGCCGCCTCAACGCCTTCGTCGTTCAGGATGGCGAACATCTCGGTTTCCATATCGACATAGACCTTGCGCGCCATGGGCGGCATTTCAACGTAGATCGGGTTGGTAATCGGCTCGTCGACTGGCAGACCGCGCACGGTCAGGCAGATGTCCTTGAGCCTCTCCTCCACTTCGGTCTGCGTGTGATCGTAAGGCATGAGGCTGTAGCCGTCATACCCCTTGCGGAACCAGCGCTGCTCGAAGGCACTGAATGTGCGGCCCAGACGCTCGCCCTGATCGAGGAACCAGATCTGGCCCCACAGATCCTTGACGCCGTTTGGCGCGGGCGTGCCTGTCAGGCCGATGAAGCGGCTGACGTGCGTGTGCGCCACCTCGCCCAAGGCGCGGGCGCGAGATCCGCCCTGCCGCAAGCGGAAGGACTTCAGCCGAGTGAACTCGTCCGCAATCACGGTCTTGAAGGGCCACGCGTCGCCCAGCTCTTTGCGCAGCCAGACAAGGTTGTCATAGTTGGTCGTGTAGATGTCGGCCTTCTTGGCCAACGCACGCTCACGCTGCTTCGGTGTCCCTGTGATGGCGCTGACGCGCAGGTGCGACAGGTGGGGCCACTTCTCGACCTCGTCAGGCCACGTCGTGCGCGCAACGCGCAGCGGGGCGAGCACAAGGGCCGGATAGACCTCCTCGACCACGGACAGGGCCTCCAGAGCCGTCAGGGTGGTTACGGTCTTACCGCCGCCCATCGGCATCCACAGGGCTGCCCTGCGCTCCTTGTATAGGTGCGCGAGGGCCTCTTCCTGATAGTCGTGTGGCTTGAAGGTCATTTTAACATCTGCTGAAGCGCCAGTGCCTGACACTGGGCGTAGGTGAGCTTTGGTGCGCGTTGCCAGATTGCTTCGGCGCGGGTTTCGACTTCGTCGGCTATGGCGTATGCCATGGCTTTGAGTTCTGCTTGTGTGCGTTTCTTGGTCTTCATGGCTCAGGCCTCCAATGCGCGGATGACGGCGGCGGTTGAGACGTAAGCAAAGTGCGCGCCTTCAAAAGCTACGGACCACTGCGACTTGCGCAAGTGGGTAAAGGTAAAGCCGTTGCGGGTGATGGTCATGGTATTGTACTCCTTCGTTGCTGATGCCCCTTAGTGGCATATGCAACGTCAGGTTGCAACCCCCTTCTGCACTTTTTTCACTATTTCGTCGATTTCTTCTATCGAGCGAGCGATGAACACCGGAAAACCGTCGTTTCTCATGCGCTCGATCTCGCGCTGCTGGTGCCCGCTGACGCGGTCCCCATCGGCTTTGATCTCGATGAAGGCCGCCTTGGGCCACGTCCACCACACAAAGCAGTCTGGGCAGCCCCTGCGGCCCTCCCAGCGCACCTTGCGGTACTGACCGCCGCTCTTCTGCACGACGTGCTTGAGATGGTCCTGTAGGCGTCCTGCGGGCGTCACGTCAGTCCTTCCTATACCTCTTGGTCTCGAACCCAGCCGCCGCCAAAGGCAGGCGCGCAGACCAGCTTGGGTTGGTGGACATCAGCTCCGCCAGACGGTCGCTGGTGTAGGCAGGGTCGTCCGGCGTCTCGCAGACCAGCTCGTCGTGGACGCGGATGCAGACCTCGTACCCCTCAGTCTCGGCGTGGAGCATGCCAGACATGAAGACGTCGCGGGCAATCGCCTGCACCGCGTTCTCCGTCAGCTTGCCGCCATAGGTGTCGAGGCGCTCCCACTTGCGGGTGTACTGGTTCATGCCATCATGCGTGATGCTGCCGCTGGGTGACACCTCTGGGGACGGGTAACACAGGTAGCGACCGCTCGGCAGCCGCATGCGCAGCCACGCGATGCCCTGCGTGTCCGCCTTGACGTCGAACGTAATCAGATCCCGCACGCCGAAGCTCGCGCCCAGATTGTTAATCGCCTGACGCGCGGCGCCCTCCATGTCGTACCACAGGCTGCGCGTGCGTGGGTGCGCGTTGCGCCACGCCGTGACGATCTTTTGGATGGCCTCGTCGGTCATCGCGTCAAAGACCGCGCCACCCATCTTCCGGTACGCGCCGACGCCGCCCTGATAGCCACCAGCAAGCTCAGGCACCTTGCCTTGGAGCTGCCGCTCGGTCTTTGTAATGCTGCCGGGCATTTTACCAAGGATGCGCCCAGCGGTCACCTTGTACAGGTCGTGCCCCTCGCCGCAATCGTAATCCTTGAAGGCGGCAATCTTCCATTCCTCGTTCGCCAGCCACGCCAGCACGCGCCCTTCGATGTTCGACAGATCGGCGATGACCAGCTTCTTGCCCACAGGCGCGACCAGCGCGCCGCGCACGCCGAAGGCGCAACGCTCGCTGACGTTGTCCCAGATGATGTCTTCGCAGTCCGCCTTGAACGCGGCCACGGTCGTCTCCTGTACGACGTCGTCGAACCAGTCGGGCGATCGGGGCAGGTTCTGAGGCTGAAACAGCCGCCCAGCATCACGCCCAGTGCGCGCCGCGCCGCAGAACTGGATCAGGCCGCGCAGGCGACCGTCGCGTGACGCGCCGTTGAGCAGCACAGTGTACTTAGCCGGTGACGTCGCGGCGGCCTGCTGCCGGATCTCCAGCAACTCGCGCACCTTCGGGTCGAGCTTTCCGCCGAGCAGGTTGCCAAGCGTGGCGCGCGTCAGGTCTTCGGGCTCGAAGTCCAGAGTGTCCTTGAAGTGGTCAAGCAGCCGCTGCCGCTGCGTGGCCGAGGTGACGCTGCCGCCAGTCAGATGGGCTGCACGAGAGGCCAGAGTTCTTGAAGCTCGGTCAAAAGCTCGGAGAGCGGATCGCGCAAAATCGAGGTCGACGGCGATACCACGGTCATTAACTCTCTGGTCGACCCGCCAAAGGTTTCGTTCATAATCACTATCGTTCCAATGCGGCAGGCGTCCATGTAGGTCTCGCATCGCGTCCACATCAAGTCGGGCGTATTCGATGAAGGCTGTCCAGTCATTGGGGTGCGTCTCCCGTGTTGCGCGCCGCAGTTTCCAATTCTTGGGGCACGGCTTGGTGAATAAGTGTATCAGCTTTTTGCCTGCTTTGTCTTTAGCTTTATCCTGCGGCACGTTTAACGCGTCGCAGAGCTGGCCCAGAGAGCCCGGCAGGCTGTGCTGTAGCGCCATCACCATCGTGTCGACAATCTTCTCGACGGGGATGTTGACGCCCTGCTCGCGCAGGACGGTGCGATCGAAGTTGCTGTTGTGGATCACGATGGTGTCGGCAGCCTCAACTGCCTCACGCAACGCCTCGCGCCAGTTCGGCATGTCCTGCGTGTCCCAGACGTCCACCGGATCGTTGTCTTTCGCAATGGCGACAAGCATCACCTCTGCCTCTTCGGCATAGCGATACGCGCCGTGCCTGATGTTGACGGTGCAGAAGGTTTCCAAATCGAGGTATAGGACGCTCATCGCTTGCCGTGCAGGATCTCGCTGACGCGACCGATATTGATGCCGTTTGCCTCTGCAATGTCTTGCTGCGATGCGTCTGGGTTATCTTTTGCCATAGCCCAGACCGACAGACGCACAGCGTTGGTGATGCGTTTGCTCTTGACCGGCGCGCGGCTGTAGGTCCGACGGTAGGTCTCCTGCATCAAAGCGTTAATGCGCAAGTTTATCTCATACTGCCGACGGGACAACTTTATGCCTTCATCGGTCAGCTCAGAAATCAAGTCGCGGATTTGTGGGATTGTAAGTTTCATGCTGATAACTCCTTCTTTCAGGTGAGCCGCGCGCTTCGGTTATCAGCAACGCAGGAGCAACCCGCACCCGCGCGCGGCTCGCCAGAAAGAAGGTGTGCCCGCCCGCAAAGGGTGGATGTGGGGCAGGCACACCGTGACTATAGACCTAAAGTAGGTCTAAGCCAATAGCCGAAGCATAAGTATCGAGTATCGCGAAATGCTCGTCCCTGTCATCCTTCGACATCTTGCGGATGCGGACGATCTCGCGGATGATCTTCGGCACATACCCACGGGCCTTAGCCTCGGTGTACACGTCCTTGATGTCCTCCGCGACGCCCTTCTTCTCCTCTTCGAGACGCTCGATGCGCTCGATCAGAAGGCGGAGCGGATCGCCCGCGCTATTGTGTCCTACGTCGCTCACAGGAGATCGTCCGCGTCAGCCTTGGCCTTCGCCAAAGTCGCGAACTCATCCGCCGACGCTGGGCTTGAGCCGCCGCCGACGTTTTCGCCTTCGCCTGTCAGCATGACACCGCGCAGGGAGCAGTTAATGCGCCGACCCCACTTGTTGTCCTGCGCCCAGATCTCGACCGAAGCGTTAACCAACGCACCGCTGAACGCCTTGGCTTCGATGTCGCCCTTGCTCTTCAGTTCGTCGCCGTATTCGTTAAACACGGTCGGCTGGGTCTTGGCGTTGCGGGCAGACAGATAGTGCATGCCTTCAAAGCCTTGGTAGGCTTCACCAGTCTTCTTCGACTTGTACACCTTCTTCGCGAAGGCGACCTTGCCGTCGTCGGCCAGCATGGACAAAACGCTGTCGGCCTTGTCCTTCCACGCCTCTGTGGCTTCGGCCAGCATGGCAGCCTCAATGGCCTTCTGCTGTTCGCTGTTTGGCTTGATCGGGAACTTGGCACCATAGGCTGGTTCGCCTTCACCAAATGCCTGCGGTTCGGCCAGAGCCGGAAACGCCAGTGTGATGCCCTTGAGCATAATACGTGTAGCCATTATCAATTATCCACTTCTTCAGTTTGCAGTTTTAAGAAGGTCACGGAAATCGTCCGCGACCGATTGAACGGTCATCTCTGACCGCTTATCCGAGGCAAATGCCACAGATGGCTTACCGTCGCTGCGGGTGGTCAATGCTTCGACCTTCTCCCACCGCTTGGGGTTACTCTTGAACATCTTCTCCGCCTTCGTCGGGGAAATCAAGCTCATATCATACATCTCGTCCTGCCGCATGCGGAAAGACTTGAGCAGGGCCTCGACCTCGGTCTCATTCGACCACTTGCGGTTGCCCTTGCGGCCCTCCACGAGCTTAAAGCCGTCGACCGTCTGCCCTGCCAGCAAGCGCCGCTCGACTTCGGCGCGGACGCCCTTGCACCAGTCTTCGACCAGCCCGACCTTCGCCATGGCCATAGACAGATAGTTATCGCCTGTCTGCATGTCTGGCACGTCGGGCAGGAACTCATCGACCGTGGCCGATCCGCCGACAATCTCCGTCACCTCAGCGCGCAGGGCTGGGCACGTCGCCTTGGCCTTGCAGAAGCGGCACTGCTTCTCACCGGGGGTGAAGAAGCCCTTGACCAAATCGTCGGTGGGATCTGACATGTCGAGGCTCTGGGCCAGTTGAACGTACCCTGCCGCCTCGCGCACCTGATCGGCGAAGGTAAGTAATTCACTTACCGGCATGTGGCACTCGGCCACATAGTTCAGGCGAGGCATGTGGATGTACATGCTGACCGTATCGAAGTCGCACAGGACGCCGTACAGCTCCAATGCGCCCAGCGCATACATCATGAGCTGCGGGTTGTCTGTGGCGTCCACGGTAACGCCCATGCCGTACTTCAGATCGACGATCGACAGGTTGCGATCGGCAACGTCGATGATGACGGCGTCGCTGGTGCCTGTGGCTCCCTCTTCGCCTGTCAGGTGATCGATCGGCACCTTGCTCTCGGCGTAGAGCGTCTTGCCCTTAGCCAGATCGCGAACGAGCTTGACGTAGTCGGCCACATAGTCAGCCATGGCCTTGTCGACCGTAAAGGTGAAACCGTCGACCTCCATGACGTCGCCTATGAACGATGCCGGATCTCTGTCGTCGATCAGACACTGCGCCGCGACGTCGTGCGCCACGGTGCCCTCGGCGGCGTAGACGCTGCTGCTGTCAGGGAACGGTGCCTCAAGTCCAACACTGCCTGAACAGGCCATCCAGCGATGCGCGCCGGACGGACTAAGTTTGGCGTGTGCCATCAGGCCATCTCCGCTTCCAGACGGGCAATCAGCTCAGGCCACAGGGACACGGCGAGCTGCGATGCTCGCTCGGTGC